GCTGTAGACCTGGGTGCAGTGAAGCGGTCTGACTCTTAAAGTTGTCACCTACATCTAACGGAATTTAATCCATTAGTTCAGTTATGACTAAAAGAGCAAATTCCGCTCATGATACTACTCAGTATCATACGTGACGGTCACTATCACGATTATTCATACAAACACTATCGAGTGTATGATTGTTTACTTAAATTATTTGAAAAATTAAGAGGGATTTTAGGGATAAGTTTATTAACCTAAAATTTCTGGGTTGCACACTAAGAGAATTCATTGACAGTATAATTATACAAAACGGGAGCACCAGTGAAGAAGAATAAAGAAAAATCTTCCCCTGTTGCCACATACTCGTCAAAAGTAGTGGTTGCTGTTGCGTCTCGTGCCAATCCGGGCTCTTCCTGAGAATAGCTCGTCACCGCATGCTGGTAATTGATACCATCAAGTAAATCACGCCGGATAACCCGCGTATGGGCAAAGCGTTCCTTCTTATAAAAGGGAAACTCTACCTCGATTGTGTTGTTGATACCAATATTAGTAGTAGTACTACCAGCAGCGGCCCATTGATTCCATGTGTGGCTTAGCCACTTCCTAATCTGATTATTGGGAGCGAAGAACGGTAGATCTTTGTTATTGATCTCCGGAGGTCCTTCTGCAAAAACAGATACAGTAGGCTGGAGTAAAGATGGCTTATCACCCGCATGATAAACAAATTTACGGCGCAAGTTACCTCGCCATCCAGCATAACACGGTGCCATAAAATTTAGAAAGGTCGTTTGACCAGTATTTAATCTTGTGGAACCATCTACTTCGGAAATGTGTGGCCCTTGAGGATCCCATCCTGAGTACGCAGGAAAGACTTTTTCGCGATATTGAGTTAAGCGATAAATATCTTGTCCTGGTGGATCTGGGAACACAGTTTGGGTTTTAATATATCTCTTAAACAAATCTCTCAGAGAAACAGGCGCCTCACCAAAGAACACTTCAAAATTGTGATCTACGGCGGGAGCTTGCTCTCCAATAGTTTGTAAGCTAGAAGCACCATTGGGCATATCAGGTTTACTTGATGCCTCATTGATTACTCCTGACTGAGATATGAGAATTCCTTCGTCGACAGGAAGATTAGATTCTACAGGCTCAGGCGAAACGGGTGGAAAATAATGCAAATTCCTCAAATTTTCAGAATTGGGAAATGCAAATTTCGCATCGTCACACATGCTTACGAAAACATTAATCTTAATAGGACTATTGTCGTCAGAAGGGGACACTAGATTATTGAGAACATTTACCTCAAGAATTCCATTCATGGATAAAATATTATCAGCGGGTAATCTAGCACTATCACTATAGTTTACATTGTTAACATTCATGCGAGTGTAATTATTTAGGAAGGCCTTGGCCTGTGCCCATCCAATTACTATTTCAAAATCGTCCTCTTCTGAAATATCAACTACCCTAGAGTAATTCACATTATAGTTAACTTGTTCAGTATGGGATGTTGGATCGTAACGTAGTAAAACCCTTCCTTTGTGGTATTGTGATTTAACCACTTGAAAGCGAAATTTAACGCTACCTTTCCAACACTTGAACATTTGACCAATCATTGCCATCGGAGTGGGATGAATCTCAATTCCGCTGGTGTTAAATAAATTTGGTGTTACATATGCATTCCACAACATGGTATCAGTAAGATCTGCCTCAGTCCATTCAAATGAAGTTAGGTAAGACTCACGACACGCAATGTCGGTTAGACCCATCTGGTCAGTCCCATCCAATCCAACTGTACGTGAATCGATGGTCAACTCTTGTTTAGAATCCAATGTAAGCTTGTGTACGGCATCAGCTGCATCCACATTAGCCAAGTTTCCCGTAGGATTTGGCTTAAATGGTTCGATATCAGTTAAAACAGAAGGCCTGCTAAAACCAAATAATCGAGCAGCTCCACCCACCCCAGACGCTAGCATTTGTGTTGCTCGCGCATAAGGACGGATGAAAGGAATCTGTTCCAGCAATCCTGCAGCTTTCGCTATAGCAGTTGCCGGTTTAGATATGATCCCTTGTCCATACTCATCAGTGTTCATGGCATTTGAATTAGTTTTCTTCCTGTTATTACCATTACCTTTTTGCCTACCAGATTGCGAGTTCAAGACTTGCATCTGTTGAGCAGGTGTGGTTAAACTAGAAGGCATTGTAAGTACAATATCAGTAGCCCATAAATACATAGTGACGGTAACCGGATCGGTTCCGCCATTAGCGTGTAATAGGTTGCCAATAGACTTAACATTCAATTGTCCCATAAGCGCTGCATCGCCATTCGATAAAGACAAATAATTATCTTTCCAAAAGAACGGCATCTCCATTTCACCTCCCTCATTGGTGGATGGATTCAACCAAATATGTGGTTTCTGAGAAAAACCTACAATGTGAGCATCTTCGAGATCTGCATGATCTGCAGATAAGTCATCGAATCCACTCATTGGATTGTATGCAACGATAGCACGGCCATAGTGAAAGCCAGTGCCGGAAATAACGATCTTCATATTTAACTTATAACGTAGAAGTTCGTAATTTCCTAATTTGTCTGCTACAGTAGGGTTGCTTTGAAAGACTTGCCATGGCTTTATAAAATAATCTAAAGGTTGTCCAACGGCCCATTCACGAGCATCAGCCCGAATTGGTCTTTTCAAAAATTCACCCAGTGAAGAATCAGAAGTGGCAACAGCATCAAAAGTCGGATCCAATCCGCTATGAATATCTGTTTTCCAGCCAGCATCTTCATCTGCAAAAGCAGTGATTTGTTCGGTGTTAGTAGAAGTGGGCAGTTCTACACTTAACCCAGGTTCTGTTTCACCTGTCGAAGTATTACCTGATTGTGATTCCAATGAATCAGTATCACTGTCATGCGGAAGTAGTTTCTTTAACTTATCTAACTTCTTTTGTAACTTCTTAGTTTGCGAATATTTTCGCGCCAAATTGCATCTTAATGTTATGTTTTCAGTACGTAACATTTGAAGCTCTAAGGAAAATTGTGAGTTTAGAGGGACCTCACTAAGTCCACTTGTTTGTGTTTTAGTAATACGTAATTTACAAATAAGCTCCATATGTGTATCAGCACATGTGCTCAGAGCACCTCTTGGTGTGGTTTCAATTCCACTCTTCTAAAAAGAAGTACACTACGGGGAGTGTTCAAGTCACACGAGTTTTCTTCTACTTTGCCTTGGGCTCGGGTGTTCCCATTTGACATAAGCGAGTAACTACCTCGTGCAGGTTCTTTAGTTTTTATTGCAGGTATCCACCACAATATCAAAAATATTTATGACTTAGCCAATTCCCACTCATTGCGTTCGCAAAAGCGGGTTAGCTGTTCGTCATACGTCATCAACGTGCCAACTAATCCCGTAAGATCAGTGGTTTGTGCGACAACGTGTAATTGTTCACGACGTTTATTGTAAAACTCGCGACCGTATTCAAAGTATTCATCCATAGCTCCAATAATTGCTTCAGCACAATGTTGTTGCTCTGTGATAACCTTTGACTCTATATGCGCATGTAAAGACTTAGAAATAGATTCTTCGTCTAAACGCGCACGATAAAGCCCTAATTCATCATCCCAAATTGCATCTCTCTTAAGAAATCCAGCTTCGGAACCTTTGATAAAGGGTACGGATTTAGCTTCTTTATCAGCCATAGTGTATGTAATGCCTGCTTCGGAGAAAACCTCAGCAATACGAGTATGATTGTAAGCATCAAAGCCAGACTTAACTGACATTATGTTATCATCACCGTAAGTCATTAATGACACGACTGTATTGAAGCGAGGAACTTTCCACCACTTATCCTGTTTTGCGATCTCAAAATAGCAATATCTCATGTAAAGAGAATTGACCATAGAGTTAATCACTACAGTAAGTGGATGTCCAGATGGATTAGATCCAAAAAACTGAACTAAAGTTCCAAAGTAATCATAAGTAGGATTACAAATTTCCGTTGCAATACCGCTCATAATCGTCAAATCGCGTGGTTCGAAATTTCCAGAATTCTCAGCGATTTTAATAAGAATTTTGAAAGCTGCTAACATGAAGCGTGGTGACATACGTCTGTCGAAAGATTTATAATCTCCGGCAATAACTCTGTCCTCTCCATGCGAGTAAATATGCTTCATCAACGAAGTCCACTCAGGTGAACAAGGATTGATTGCAACAGCGCACTCAAATAGAATCTTATTCTTCTGCATTAAAGCAGATAAGGATAGATAATACTTTCGTACAAGTATAGTTGCTGCATAATTGCAACCAGCAAACACACGAACTTTCGTCTTGGTCGTCTTAGTAGGCTCATCTTTCAACGCGCCTTTGAAAACCAAATTGACGCGATCTCCGCGTGCAAGTGTTTCTTCGAGACGTTCCACTTCATCCGTGATTAATGGATGAACATCTCGTGGGCATGTAATTCCCTCTACGTAGCGATCGGACAATGTTGTAAATTGTTCCTTCGTCCCACGAAAGGGAAATCCGGCAGAAGTATTAAAGACCATGGAATTTACTCCTTGGACTCCATCTATGCCAGATATGATAGCATCATCAGGCAATACACCGACTGCCTCGTACATACTTTCATTCATACCTCCCAATAAAGTTGTTTCAAAATCAACATAAGCTTTTTCAATAGAATCCCCTTGGAATTTATAAGCTGTATCGACTTTATCAAGAATATCAACTTCTTGGTGTCTAATGTGCGCCATCTCCGATGGTTGATCATGTAATCTCTCTAATCCCATAACCTCTGTAACTGTTTGCGAAATGTCACTAACGCGAACGTGAGATTTGGGAGTTCCACGAGGGAATTCATGCCCACCATAAATTTTACACTTGGCGGCCGGAGGCAAATAAGTTACAACACTCTTCTCATGTGGAGTAGATAGTTTAACATCAATACCTGCGATTTTATCGGGAAAAGGCATCGCCGAATGAGAAGCTAATATAGTAGGCTTCGTATTCAGGTTTGCTATCCCATCAAGTAATTGCTGCCTGGTTAAAGCACCAGCGCAACCAAATGATCCTTTGCCGGCTAAGTGAAAGCCGGGGATAAACTTCTCGCCTTTGTTATTTTCAGCGATAAGAGTTGCCATACACAACCCATTAAAAGTTTCTCCAGGAAAAGAATAAGTCAAGGATTCAAACTCCCCACCCTCAGTTGTGGAATTATGTCCACGCGTTAAGAGCATAGGGGGAAATCTTTTCACCTTGCCGCAATCATTAAATAACATGATAGAAGTAACCTTCTTACCACGCGCTATTGGATCCGCAAAATATCCGACAATGTCTTTATGGTCTCCCATTTCAGGAAGATACCAAAGAGCGTAGTCAGTTTTTGGAATTCGTAACGTACTTTCAGGATGTAGAAACACATTTTTTGGATGCGCTCCGTCCTTAATAATGCGTGCTTCCATAGTCTTTTTAGGGACCATATGATTTGGAATTAGCAAAATAGAACTCCTGAGTGGCACTGCGTTACAAAATTTAGCATTATCCTCGGGTCCGACTTTCAACAAATATTGACGCTTCTTCATGCTTGCAATAAGCTGATCAGTTGTCATCGTTTTAGTCTCTTGAGGAGTGTTTACTTTAAGTTTATAAGCAAGTTCACGTTCTGATTTATTTTCAGATCCCCACCAGGGCTTAACATCCTCTTTATCTTTTTTACGGAAAATAGGAGCATAGCCTTGACTGGTAGGTAACTTTTGGGCTTTTCGGACCATTCTAGTTAGAATGCCAATAGTAGCCATACCACCAAAAGCAGAAATAATTTTCAGTTTCGTGGTCCAAGGCACTTCAGCAATATAACGTGATAGTCTAGGTAGATTAGTGACAGTTCTGAGAAGTTGTTCTCGTTTCCTATTATAGTGGATTAACACATAGAGTGCTGTCCATAAGAAAACCATAAGGAAAAATATCATAGTGCGAAAGCCTGCCATCTCGAAAAATAACGACATGAGAAACATAAACACCAAGAAGTAACCTTGACGGTAAAACGGTCTGACTAAATCTATTTCGTAGTAAGTAGTTAACAATAAATATCCTTCCTTGGTCTGTAAAAACGCCGCCCAGCGCTCTTCAAGCCAACACATGATAATTTCTTCGCGAAGTAGAATGTATTCCTTAACATCATCAAAGATGCCAAAGAATTGCGAATCAAATTCAGTGGGAAGTCCGTCATCTCCAAGCTCTATAACCTCTTGCGCACGCTGAGCGTTTACAAAATTAGTTTGAGCGATAAAATGTGCTTCGGAATCTTCCTTTATGAAAGTTAATAACTCCTTAATTCCAATATTTTCCAACTTTTTGCCATTGAAATCGTAGGCTAGGTATTTTACACCTTTCCTTTCGACTCCACCAGCAGCAACAGCGTATTCAACTGTATAGTTAGCGTGATCCGGGTAAACGGAATCACCGAAGGCTTCTTGAATTTTCTTTGGATCAAGCATTGTAGTTCCGTCTTGACAATACTCAGGCTTTACAGACATTGAGATCGTAACTTGGAAACGACGATTAATAGAAAGAGGTTCGTTAGAATAAACTCCGGCATTTAGGTCCTTTACATTCGTAGTACCAAGTACAACCATGGGTTCAATCATTACGTTGCCTTTCATATCTACATTAGGGTTAAGGGCCGCTATAGGAACATTATTAATGAACTGAATGACTTTCATTAGAGGGTTACCCTCTACCGAAGCCTGTGTCGCATTAGCTAGATCATCAAAGATTACACCAGCATGATACGAACGATATTCGGATTGAAATTTATCAAATTCGTTCAAAGTAATAATACTACGGGGGGATGAATCAAAATCATTAATTGCAAGCATGTAGCGCAAAAAAGGCATAGCAAGAGAAGATTTACCAACAGCAGATCCTCCAAATAAGAGAACGCCATAAGGCTTAATCCTAATACTATCTTTCTGGGCCATATAGCGAGAAATAGAAATTGATTTTAATTCTTTCAGTTTTGAACCATAATAACTACGTTCGCCATCTTTACAATTGTCTAAGAGTGTCAATGTTTTCTCTGACATTTCTGCAAGAATGCGATCATATTCATGTTGATCCATATCGAGGCGTCCAGATTCGACTAATACTTTCTTAGATGTAAGCATAGTAAAGTCATCTTCATACTTCGATTTAACTGCATCGACGTAAAACGCTTCCAATGAGAATGTTGTCAAAAATTCTCCTAGACACGTTAAAAACGTCTTTACAAAGGTACCAATTCCTTCAACTAGATCCATAACGGTTACTGGTTGACGAAGAGATTCACTCTTCAGAATAGTGACGCCTTTGTATTCCCATTCTATGTGTTCAAGCCATCCAAGCGTAACTAACATATTCATTATCTGAAAGAAAGATGCAAAGAGAACTGAGCGACGAAAGTACTTGGCATGCTTAGCAAAGTCAGCACATTCGTTTAAAAATGGTTCAGGCGATGGTAAATCAAGATCTTTACAAAGTTCGTAAAACTTATCTGAAGTTTCTGATTTAAATCCATCTAGGGATGCCCATAATTTGAAAAAGATGTAACGTGTGGCTCCAGAATAATCATAACCTGCTTGGCTATTGTAATCTGGTACGTTCTTTTTCGAAGATTTGGCTTTCTTCTTTTTTGACGCTTTATCAGCGTTTTCCTTCTTGATCTTCGCTTTTTGTCGCGAAGCCTGTTTCCTCCTGTACTGCAAACGAGCAAACATTTTCTCGTCCTCCACGAGATTGTTGCTGTAAGTACTAGACTGGCTTGTTCCAGTCTTCTTGTTTGATGCGGTAGAAGTTCTAGAGTTCATGAAATAATAAAATAACACGAACCGAAGAACCAATAACGCAACCGGTAAGGGTTGGTTAAAAGGTTCAAAAGCGAACCACGTTTTAATCCATAATGAAATGGACGTATGTCAACTGCCTAGGACGCAAGGTCCTTCAAAGCAACGTTAACCGTGATTCTACGGTTCCTCGTCAATACTAAGCTAATTAAAGCATTTCTTGCCGAGTAGTTGTGGGCTGGTATTTGTGTTCTTAAATGAACGAGGTCCCAGTGACCTACTAAATAAAATAATCTAATCCTCCAGTAAACTGAAAAGGATTAATGCTCTTGCGTTAGAGCTTTACCACGGTTTGTATTACAGGTCAAACGATGGGGTGATACCTCTCACTTTTAAAAAGTGGTATCGGACGCAATTAAGGGCCCGATTGTAAATTGGGTTGCCGGTTTCGCGGGCAGCGAGCGGGATTGATAGTACTCTATCAACGAGAATAAATATTTATTAATAAAATTAAATGTACGGTTTTCTGAAAACGTACACGAGTTCGGAAAAAAGACTTAGTTATGGGTTCTAGGAAACCATAAAAAGTATAGTTTCGGTGAACTCAAATTAAATTGAAATAATAAAATTACAAAGCACAGCATCAGTGCTAAATGATGCAACGAAATATAAGAATATAGGAGAC